AGCTTGTCATCCAGACTGACTATGAACTCGAAACCCGCGTGATCGGAAGCATTGGGCGATCATTCGCCGGAAAGAGCCCACCCCTGGACACTGACCTCTGCCAGTGCATCGAATACAGCCGGCGTGCGCTCCAGCCGGGCGATCGTCCGCGCGCCTTCGAGAGCGGCGACCAATGCGGCCGCGGTAGAGGACGCGCGTGCGAAAGCGAAGCCGCACCCCCGGAAATGCTCCGCAATGATCGCGGTCGAGTCGGCAAACCCGCGCGCTACTCGTTCGGTTAGCTCAGCATCGAGCGCGGGCAACTCATCAGCGGTGATCACTACCGCAGGAAGCTGGTGGTTGCCCGGCCGGCCACGCTTGCCCGACACCAGTCCGGCCACGCCGGCCGCCTCATAGCGCTGCACCAGCCGCTCGACCTGGCGTACACACAGTCCCAGTCGCTCAGCCGCCTGGCCTGGCTTGAGCCGGGCCTCGGTCACGGCCTCGATCACCTTCAGGCGGTCCAGCTCACGCATGCTCATCGTGATCATCCCGGTACAGGCCATGGGCGCCTCCACGCATCCGTGAAAACTGCGCCCAGCATGCACCTCCATCCAGCCTGGGTACGACATCTGTACTTTGCTCAGGTACGACATTACTACTTTGCTCTTACACTCATTCTGGTGCTAATTTATAGCGTGTTAATTGCTCACTAACGCACCTGTTAGGCGGCGGAAACCCGCGCCAGTAGGCGATTCGAGGCGTTAGTGAGCCAGCGAAAACCCGCGGACAAAATGTCTTTTGATGATTTTCTCCGTTGGTCCTCTTCGACTAATACCCGCATCATTTCGCCTAGCGACACGTGGGCTTCTGCTGCCAGTATTGCGGCGCTTGAGTAGTCGGGCAGGTTCTTCCCGTTGACCCACCGATTCAGCGATTGTTGCGGTAGTCCCATCTCCTTTGCTGCCGCGTTGACGGATCGGCCGTTTAAGGCGCGCTGCATCACTTCCTGATAGTTCATACAAAACTCCTATTGCGACTTTCTCACAGCTGAGTATGATCCTACTCACTTGTGAGTTGCTCGCTTGTGGGTTACTCACTGTTGCGAAGTCTATCAGCGTGTGGGAAAAGGTAAACCCCGCCGGTTGGGGTTTTGTAAGTTAACCGTGGGGTGTTACGTGGCCAAGTGCGTTCATGACTGCAAGACTCCTGACCTGTTCGACGGTCGGGTGTCGTCGGCGCGGTTGGCTATGCCTGCGGACGTTCGGCCTTTGCGTCGTTCGGCGCTGCGCGTGGAGGTCGAGTCGGAACTGTGCGAGTGGTGCGGTGTGGATCGCGCCGGCGGGTGCGGTGCGTGTAGTGACCTGAAATATGTTGCGCGTTAAGCGTTCCTGTCGCGGCTAGTCTGCGGCCTTCTTGTTGCCCGTAGTGGGCGTTCCTCTTGTCGATAGTAGTCCTAATCGGAGTGAATCATGAGCAAGCAAAAACTAACGATTCTTGAAGTGCATGAGCGTTCGGGCATCGTGCGGCGTACCGGCAATCCGTGGCGTATCCACGAAGCGCAGTGCATCCTCGAACAGCAGGACGGCGAGGGCAAGAAAAGCGTCGTCGTCGGGACGATTAATCTGCCGGAGGCCATCACGCGCGATGGGGTGCCGCCGTCTGGCGACTACGTTGCGGAGTTCGCGTTCGCGCGGTCGATGGAGGGGCGCCTGGAACCGCGCATCGTGTCTCTGGCGCCGCATGGCATGCCGGTCGCGAAGCCGAAGCCCGGTGCGGGCGTGACAGCGTGACGGTCGGGGCGGCTTGCTGCGGTTGTCACGCGTGCGTGTCGTTCCGCGTGACCCGGCGCTGCTTGTTGGCGTCGCTCCGTGCGGGTGATGGCGTTGTGGCCGCTGCGAGCCTGTTTGCGTTGGGTGGTCTTGGTGGGGATTGGTGATGGTCAGCATTCCAGTGGATTCTCTGGACAGGATGACTGTTCAGTTGGCAGTACTGAACTTGCAGCTGTGCGTCTTTTTGTGCTGCAAGGGCTTGAATTGGGCGGCGCGGCAGGTGTTCCGTCGCGATCCGCCGACGAAGGCGAATCGTTCGAAGCTGGCCCAGTCGGACGGTTCCTAATTGGCGGGCCAATCAGGGAGGTAAAGCAATGAAGAAGCTGTTGCAGAAGGGTGGTCTGGTGCTCGCGGCTGTCGCCGCGCCGGTGGCTGCGTTCGCGCAAACCACGTCGACTGGTACGCCGGCGATCGACGACGCGGGCATCGTCGCGTCGATTTCGAGCACGTCGACGACCGTGCAGGACGTGGGTATCGCGGTGCTCGGCGTCGTGGTCGTCGTGTTCGCATTCCGTCTGATCAAGGGCTTCATCGGTCGCTGATCGGCGCGGGGTGTGATTGCGGGGCGTTCGGCGCGAGCTGGGCGCCCCGTTTTTGTTGGGAGCGGTCATGGGTCAGCAATACGCGGTTGTGTGCGGAGCAACGGGGGCGGAGGGTGAGATAGCTGTGCAGGGGGCTGGTTCGGAGGCCGTCTATTGCGCCGATGGCTCTCAAGCGTGGCTCGATCCGGTGGTGGTTCCGTCAGGGAGCGACAGTGCAATTCCGGGCGGCGAAGCGGTGGGTATGCAGATTGGCGCTGCGATGCTGCTCGTAATGGCGGGGGCTTGGGCGATTCGCGCCATTCGGCGTTTTATTGACAGCGAGGGGTGTGATTGATGGGCTGGTATCTCTTGTGTGCGGGCTCGGTGATCGCGACTTTTTGGGCGGTTGGGCTGATTCTCTTTCTGTGAGGCGCTATGTGGCGGTTCCGGGTTTTGTTGACGCTGGTGCTGCTTTCCGTGTGTGTATACGGTCATGCTGCGACGGCGCTCATTTTCGATAGCGCCGGGAACATAGTTGGGTCGTATGTGCCGGGTGTTGCGGGGTCCTTCGAGCGCGCACAGGCTCAGATAGGCGGGGTGATAGCTGCCAAGGAAGCGCAGCGCGGGATTTCTCCACAGTCTGCACAGGCAGAACAGACGGCCGTGGGTATCAATACGGCGGTGGGAGTTAGTTCGAGTATCGCTGGTCAGGTTGCGGGTGGGCTCGTCAGTGCGGCGTGTTTCGGTGCCGCGGGCTTACCTACTGGTGGTGTCGGTGCTTTTTTGGCGGCGGGAGCGTGCATCGGCGCGGGCGCGCTTATAGCGACGGCTGTGCAGCTGGGCGTCAACGGGCTTGCGAACTGGCTCTTTCCGTCTTCGCCGTCGCCTAATGTCGGCGTCGCGGTCGCTCCTTCGGGCGGTGGTCTGGTGCCGGGCCAGCCGTATTGGTCGGTCGGCAATTCGTATGGCGCAACTCCAGAACAGGCGACGCAGGCATCCGTACAGCTTTATAACGCGAGTAATAGTGGCGTTTATGAGGTGTTCTCGGGCGGCTGCGTTGCGTCTAATCCGGTGGTGGAGGAGTGCAACGTGCAGTTGTTTTTTAGTGACGGCACGCCCAATGGGGGCTCTAGTCAGGTGCCGGCAACTAAGTTGGCGAGCTGGTCGGGGCCGAGTTGTTCTTCGGGCATGTATTACAACGGTGCATGTCAGGTGTATGTGCCACCGACAGTGCTGCCACAGGAGTCTGTGGGTAGCGCCATTGCCGCGCTGCCTAGCAGTGATTTAAGCGACCCTGCTGACCCGGCTCTCAGTGCGGCGCTCGCGAATGCGTTATGGCAGTACGCGAGTGATCAAAGCGGTTATTCCGGCGTGCCTTACGATCCGTCTAATCCGATAACCGCGGATGACGTGACGAACTGGAATGAAGCTAATCCTAGTTGGGTTCCGACTGTTGGCGATGTGACTGGTGCAAATACCGGCGACGGGTCACTCGTTGTTCCTTACTCAGGCATGCCGTTTCCGACAGGTGGCACGGGTACAGGGACCGGCACAGGAACGGGCACAGGGACGGGCACAGGGACGGGCACAGGAACCGGCACAGGGACTGGCACAGGGACTGGCACAGGAACCGGCACAGGAACCGGCACAGGAACCGGCACAGGAACCGGCACAGGGACTGGCACAGGAACCGGCACAGGGACGGGCACAGGAACCGGCACAGGAACCGGCACAGGGACCGGTACAGGGACCGGTACAGGGACCGGCACAGGGACTGGCACAGGAACCGGCACAGGGACCGGCACGGGAACGGGGTCGACGAGCGATACAGCGGATCTGTGCGTGGAGGATCCGACTGCATCGGCCTGTGCGCAGCTCGGCACGGCGACGGCGGGCGACTTGCCGTCGACTTCCGTTGCGGTGTCGCTGACGCCTTGGGATGTGGGGCCGGCGAATGGTACGTGTCCGCCGCCGGTCACCTTCACGGTTTTCGGTCAGACGTTGGGCATTTCGTGGCAGCCGATGTGCACGTTTGCCGCGGACGTTCGGCCGATCGTCCTTGCTGTCTGCGGTATCGCAGCGGCGTTCATTATCGCTATGGGGTTGTGACATGACGTGGGCGACGTGGTTCGTGTCGATGGCTGCGCCTTTCGTGATTGAGGCGTTGATTGGGATCGGCGTTGGTGTGATGACGGTGACGGGTGTGGATTTGGCCGTCGATCAGGCGATGCAGTGGGTAACAAGTGCGGTGGGTGGCTTGTCGTCGGACGTGGTGAACATCGTGGCTATCGGTGGGTTCTGGACGGGCTTTGGGTACATCGGTGGGGCGTTTGCGGCGCGCGTGGCGATGGCAGGGGCATCGTCAATGAAAAAGTTCTTCATCAAGTAGGGGCGCGCTGTGGCGATTACGTTAGTGACCGGCGTACCGGGGAGCGGTAAAACGCTGTGGGCGGTCTGGAACCTGCGGCGCGAAATGAAGTCGGGCAGGCGACTGCTGGTTAATGGCATTCGCGATCTGGCGTTGGATCATGAGCTTCTCAGCGACGACGATGTGAAGCGCTGGCATGAAATCGTGCAGCCGAACGACATACTTGTCGTCGACGAAGTGCAGCGCATCTGGCCTCCTGTCGCACAGGGCACGAAAGCAACTGTCGACATAGAAAAGTTGCACGTGCATCGACATTTCGGCGTGGACATTTACGTCATCACGCAGCATCCCAATCGAATGAACAAGACCGTTCGCGACCTTGTTGGGCGACACGTGCACGTGCGGCGGTTGCTCGGCCTCAAGCGCGCGATGGTCTACGAGTGGGATTCGGTGCATAACCCTAGCGCGGGTTTTCGGGATGCAGTCAAGCATATGTGGGGGTATCCGAAGAAGGCGTTCGAGCTATACACAAGCGCGGAGCTACATACAAAGCCGAAGGGGGTCGTTCCGAAAGCGCTGTACTTCGGGCCTTTGGCGCTCGTTGCGGCGGTGTTCTTCGGGTGGCGCGCGTTTCATCATCTGCGGCCAGGTGGGCATGATGGTTCGGCGGCGGGTTCGTCGCACGTTGCCGGTGCGGCGTCGGCTGCATCTGACGCTTCGGGTGGCTCAGAGGCGGCGGGCAAATCGTCGAAGCTGTGGCGTGTGGTCGGGCGGTTTGCGGTTGATGGGCGTGCTGGTGTTCTTGTTGCCGATTCGTCGGGTGCGTTGCGCGCGGTTGAGGGCAAGGGATTCAAGGGCGAGGGCATCTGGTTGGAGGGCTCGGTGGACGGCGAGCGCGTGGGGCACTGGTCAGGGGCGGGTGCTTCGGAGAAAGCCGGATCGGCGGCATATGGCGCATCGGCCGTGCCGGTTGCGGTGGCTGCAAGGGGGCAAAGATGAAGCGGTATGGCTGTTTGGTTCTTGCGTGTTCTTTGCTGCTGGCGTCGTCGATTGTGCGTGCGACGGAGCCATTGCCGCCGTTGCCGACGATTGCGGCGCTGCCGTCGAGCTCGGGCGCGGGCGTCGCCGGTTCGGACGTGCGACCGCTGCCGGCGCCGCGTCGTAGTGGGGCTTTCGATCTTCGGTTTGCGAATGTCGGGCAGGTGGTCGATTTGGTGTATGCGGATGCCCTGCATGTGCCGCACGTGATATCGGATGATGTGCTCGAGGATCGGCGGCTTGTCTCGTTTCAGTTCGATTCGTCGAAGGGAGATTTGCGCGGGTTCATGCTGGCGTTTCTTGATTCGCTCGGCTATTCGGTCGTGACGCGGGACGGCGTGGATTTCGTCGGCAAGCGCGGTGCCGATCCGGTCAAGCCGGACGCACTGGAGCCGTTTGTATATCGGCCGAAGCATCGGTCTGCTACGTATCTGGCGAAGCTGCTGCAGCCGTTGTTTTCGCATGTGGCTGTGGGCGGTGCTTCGGGTGCGCTTGGGGGTGTGCAGACAGGCTCAACAGGTGTTCTGGCAGAGGGTGGGCAGGCGATTGCCGGTGCTGGTGTGGGCGGTGGCCTCTTGAGCGGTGCCGGTGCGTCGACGGTTCCTGCGTCGCTGCCGGGGATGGCAGCAGGGGTGCCGGGTGTTTCGGCAGCGGGCGGCGTGGTTCCGGTGTCGTCGGCATTAGGCCAGGTGCAGCAGACGGCTGCTGTCGGCGCTGACGACGAGCTGGTGGCGTATGGCAGGCATTCGGATCTGGTGAATGTGCGCAAGGTCGTCGAGGAACTGGATACCGCGCCCGGTCAGGTGGTGGTGCGTGGGTGGGTATATGAGGTGTCCTTAACGGATGGAACGAACAGCGCGTGGTCGCTGGCTGCGCATGTGCTCGACGGGCAGGTAGGAGTGAGCGCGGGTTCCGTTGGTGCCGATCCGAACGCGTTCTCGTTCGATTCGCATTTCCTCAGTGCTGCGATTTCGGCGCTGTCGTCCGATTCGCGGTTCAAGGAAGTGAGCGATCCGCATGTGCGCGTGGTGTCCGGACAGAAGGTCAGTCTTAATGTCGGCTCACAGGTGCCGACGCTCGGGAGCGTGAGCTATCAGGGCGCAGCGGGTACGGCGGTGCAGTCGGTTGAGTATCAGGACGCGGGCGTGTTGTTCTCGGTGCAGCCGGTTGTGATGGGTGACGCGATTGACGTGTCGATTGATGAGGAGATTTCAAGCTTCGTTGCGACCACAACAGGTGTTAACGGGTCGCCCACGAAGAACACGCGTTCCATGTCGACGAACGTCACGATGCACGATGGTGAGGTGGTGGTGCTTGGTGGGCTTGTTCAGGATACCGATTCGTCGGCCGTCGAGCATCAGCGCTGGTTGCCGCATTTCTTCGAT